CGGAGTAGCCGACGACCTTTCCGCCGCTTTTGATAGCATACATACGTTATCCCTCCATTTTCGGCAGCTCTCCGAGCCGCTTTTTGTAAAACTCCTCGAGTTCCTGCGTGTTCATCGTGCGGAGGAGGTTTTTCCAGTACAGATTTTCCGCTCCCGCCCATTTCTCCGGGTCGAAGTCCGACGCGCTTTCGTGCTTGCCGTAGTAGCGATAGAGGCCGTCGAGCATTTCTTGTCGGTACGCGCCCTCCGGCGTGTTCGGTCTGAAATGCTCCCACCCGTTTTCAGACGTGACGGCGCAAATCCGCCGCCCGTCGGCGGCAAAGAGAAAGCCGTCCCGCTCCGTTACGGTCGTCCCGTATCGGAGGTTAAAGGCTCCGTCGATGCCCTCGGCCTTAAAGCGCCGATAGACGATATACTCCATAGCTTTATCCTCCCTTGAATAATTCTCGATAGCGCCGTTCTACGGTCTGCGCCATGTGGTACGAATGAAATCGCCTCATGTGTCCCCGCCACGAGACGAGGGACGTTTCCACGTCCGCCGCCGTCATTCTGCCGGAGTCCACCCAGCGCCGGAAAATCCGTAGTTTCTCCCTCATGTGCCGGATACCCTTATAGGTCGCCCGGCGGACGACTTTACCGTTTACGCCATAGCGAAAGCGCACCTTGACGAACGTAAAGCCGCGCGTGAGCTTGATAATCTGCGTCTTTTTCGGATTGAGGCGGATACCGAGCTCGTCGCAGAGCCGCCGGAGTTCCCGGAGGCATAGCTCGAGCTTTGCCTTCGACTCGCTGATGATACACCCGTCGTCCATATAACGGGCGTAGTGCTTCATGCCGAGCGTGTCCTTGATATAGTGGTCTATCCTGTTCGGCAGGGCGAGCGCGGCGATTTGCGAGACTTGGCTCCCGAGGCCGAGCCCCACGTCGCCGAAGTTCTGAATAAAATATTTCGAGAGCGGAACGAGGCGGTCGTCTATGCCGCTCCGCTCGAGCTCCCGAAATACCGGCTCACGCCGGGCGGTATCAAAATACTTTGAAAAATCGAATACGAGGACGTAGCCCTCCCGCCCGTGTTTCCTGTAATGCTCCGCGAGAAAGCGCGTCACCCGGGATACGGCGAAATCGTACCCTTTGCCGCGCAAGCTCGCTCCGTTGTCGTAGATGAACGACCGGGAGAGCATCGGCACGAGGCAGTAATCGCACAAGCACCGTTGTACGACGCGCTCGGAGATATGGACGCTCCGAATATGCCTCGGCTTTCCCCGCTCCACAATATCGAACTCGTAAAAGCCCTTGGAGCGGTATCTCCCGGCTATCAATTCCTCGTGTGTCTTTGTGACGTTGGCGAGCGAGGCGGCTTTGTATCGCTGTGTGCTCGCTTTCCAGCCAACGCCACGGACGGAGGCGCGGTAGCTCTCATAGAGCCGCTCGAACGAGAAAACCGTCTCGAAATCTCCGTACTCCCGGAGCGCGGCGGCTTTCTTTTCCATTCTCGCGGCCTTGCGACGCTGATACCGTGCCTCGCGTCGTTCTGCGCTGTTCATAAGATAAAAATACCTCGTACATTTCTTTCTCGGCGTGTTGTCTAAAATGCGTAACGGCGAGCCATGAAAGCGCGGAAAACACGCACTCCGCGCCCATGCAAGGAGCGTCCGGCTAACCGTATCGCGGTATATGTTTGTCCGGCGGCGCGAGGCCGTCAGAGAGGTTATATTCCCCTTTTATATGGGGACTGCTTTCGCTCCGTGAGGAGTTATTCGGTCTGCCCCGTGTCGATATAAAATCCGGGCGCGAAGCCGAGGGAATTGTTCGCGTTGTTGTTGTTGACTGTGCCGTCGGTGTTCACATTCACGAAATTGTTGGAGTTGCTCGCATTCGGGGAACGGAGCCACCAATTAGCGGCGATGCGGAATATAACCTAATCACGCGGAGGATTAAGCTCGCGCCTTATCGCTCCGCTTGATTTTAGAGATTTGCGAGAGCTCGTCCGTAATGAGCTTTACCCACTCTTTGAGGACGTTCGGCGGTATCTTCTCATGGTTGACGGTCATATACGCGAGGTCGAGCACATCGAGCATCGAGTTATAATAGCCCTGTGCCGTCTCGTAATACTCTTTCCGCCGCTGGATGTTCCGGCGGCGTATCTCCTCGGGAGATTTCTCGTCAACGTAAATGAGGTTTGCCGTCTTTATCATGCGATAAGCCTCTCGCGCCGCGTTGTAGAGCGGCAAGGAAAAATAAAAGGTGTAGCTTTTCGGCAGGATGCGGACGCGGTTATATGTGAAAACATAAATCTCGCGGGCGAGGTTGATATACTCCGCCGGGCTTTCGCCGCGTCTCGATTTTGGTACGGACATTTTCTTTCCTCCTCGCCGACTATGCGCCCATTGAGGGCGCAAGTCTCGATTTCCGAATTATACACAAAAGCCGGGCGCGAAGCCGAGGGAACCGTCCGCGACGTAGCAGGAGACTGTGCCGTCGGTGAACACAAACACGAAATAGTAGGAGTAGCCCGCAATCGGGGAACGGAGCCACCAATAAGCGGCGGTACTCGTCGCGTCGTGCTTGTATTTGATTTTGCTATTTCCGGCGGAATAATAGGCGTACTGTGCTTGTTTGTTCTTCTCGTTCGTGTTTCCGTAGGAGATGCTACCGAAAACCTCGAACTCCGAGAGGAGGAAAAAGTAATCCGTTGTCGCCGTGACTGCGCTCGCCGCCGTACTTCCGCCGCCGGTGTTGTCCGTGTACTTGGTAACGGGCTTGAGGACGGCACGGAGCGCCGCCGGAATGACTGCGATAATCGTCCCGGAATAGCTCGAGAGGCTCGTCCCGCAAATGTTTGTACGCATTTGCGAGCTCGCCCAGCCGCCGGAGTTCGTTCGACTGCTGTTCATGGAGAAATAGCCGGTTGTCGAAACGTTCGAGTTATAGGAGCTGTCGCATAGGCACACGTCCGTACCGCCGGAGAGCGCGGTCTTTGCAAGCTGAAAATGGATGCGGTTTGCGCCCTCGACGCTCGCATTATGGTTAAACCCGATAATGAAAGCGTAGGTCGTGACATTCGAGAGCGAGAGTTTTCCGACCGTGCCGTTAAGCGTGACCGCCTTTCGGTCGCCGATGCTCCAATAGTTCGCGCCCTGTCCCGCGTCGGAAACGGACTTGATAACGCTCCACTCGTTATTGTTGAGCGTAGAGCTCACGAAAGAGAGCGTCAGCGAGTAGGAGGTCGTGCCGGAAACGACATTGACGGAGCCGCTCGTCGTCTGCCCGTTCTTTGTTGCCGTGACCGTGTACGCCCCCGTCTCCGTGACGGTGAAAACCGCCGAGCCGGTGCTCGTCTTTGTGGCGATTGTCGTCCCGCCCTTTTTCAGCGTGACGGATGCGCCGGAGTCTACGTTGACGGTAATCGTCGCGGAAAAGAACGTCAGCGCCACCGCGTAGCTATCGACGACGGAGACGTTTTTCGTGTCGGACGTTTGCCCGTTGAGCGTGGCCTTGACGCTCCATGTACCAGCCTCCGGCAAGGAGAGGACGCACGAGCCGCCCGCCGCCGTGCCGTTTACCGTTTTCGAGCCCTTTGTCGCCGTGACCGCCGCTCCGCTCGTAACGGATACCACGAGGGAGAGCTCGACTCCGGGCTTGCTGACTGCGTTTGTTCTACCAATCATTTTTAACTCACCGCCTTAATACAAGTAATGCTCTGCACCGTGATAGCCGCCGTCGGCTTTGTCGCGGCGTAGATTTTGACCGTCCCGCTCCCGGAGAGAGCGACCGGCGCAAAGTTTCCGCTCGCGGCCTCTGTCGCACCGAACACGACCTCGGGGACGTGGCTCGCCGTCACGCCGGGGCAGGCGATAGAGGCGGCATAGGGATACGCCGCGTATGTGCTGTCGCTCACCCATGCAGAGGCGGCGACGGACACGCCGGAGAAAATCTTTACCTCGGCGTATCCCGCGTGAGCGTGGGAGGCGTTGGCAAAGTCTCCCGGCTTTTTCCCGGAGTCGGTCAGATTGCCGGAGGAGTCGAGCCCGGCGAAGTGTCCCGCCGTGGCGTTCTTTACTTTGTCCGCCTTGTCCGCGTGGGTATGGCTCGCGGCGGCAAAGTCGCCCGGCTTTTTGCCGGAGTCGGTGAGGTTGCCGGAGGAGTCGAGCCCGGCGAAGTGTCCAGACGTGGCGGAGCTCACCTTGTCCGCCTTGCCTGTGTGGGTATGGCTCGCGGCGGCAAAGTCGCCCGGCTTTTTGCCGGAGTCGGTCGGATTGCCGCTTGCATCGAGCCCGGCGAAGTGTCCCGCCGTCGGTGAGGCGGCTTTCTCGGCCTTGCCCTCGTTGAGCTTCTTAATATTTTCCTGCATGGCGGTTTGGTCTGCCGCCGTGAAATATCGGGCGATAACGTCGCCCGCCGACCATGCCCGGGCGGTCGTGCCGTTCTGCGCTCGCGTGACCGTGAGCACGTTCCCGCTCTTGGCGGTCATAAGCACCGTTTCCGCCGTGGAGCCGTCCGCTCCAATCGTGAGCAAGTTCGGAGCCTCCGGCAGTACGGAGCCGTCAACGACGTTTACGGTCGTACCCGCCGCCGTCAGCGCGCCGGAGAGCGAAGTCTCCGGGGAGTTGGCTTGCGCCGGGTACATTTTCACTAATTCGGACATTTTCTTTCCTCCTTTTAGTAGTCCCCGCCGCCGCGAGAATTACAAAATGTTTGAGCGAATACCGCGCCCACGATACGGCTCATGTTGTCGGGGAGTATCTCTATCGAGTGCCACGAGTTACGGCGTATTTTGCCGTTCGAGTCTGTGGCGAGATATTCCACAATGTCGATATTGCTATACGAGGACGGCGCGGGGATCTCTTTTCCGTCTACCTTGATAGTCGCTTTCGATGCGCGTTGCCCCTCGTATATGCCGAACTCGATAGCGTGGGTGTGGTCTTTTACGGTGTGGGTATGGTCTTTCACCGTATGCGTATGCGCGCTTACCCGGTGCGTGTGGTCGTAGACCTCGTGTGTATGCGCCGAAATCCTGTGCGTATGCGACGGGTGCGTATGCGCGCCCGACCAAATGAACGTCTCGTATCCGTCAACGGTTTTCCCGTCGCTTGTCGTTGCGAGGCGGGCGTGTTGAGAAATGCCGTGGTTATGCACGGCCTGTCCGTTCGTCTCGCTCGGGAGCACGTTCGAGGACTCGAGCGCCGTTCCGCCGGAGGTCTGCCCGCCGCCGGAGGAGGTCGTAGAGCCGCCGCCGGAGCTTGTCGTCTGTCCACCGCCGGAGCTTGTCGTCTGCCCGCCGCCGGAGGAGGTCGTTTGCCCGCCTCCGCCGCCGATAGCTTTCTCATACGCCCGAAACGCCTCGAACTCGACATTGAGGAGCATTTTGTTAATGCGTACCACCGAGTCGGAGATATAGAGTTGCAGTTTCGCCGGGTGCGTCGCGTCGGCGTTATCGGAGAAATTATAGATTTGCTGGTTGGTCGCGCCCTGTGCGTATGTCTCGCCGATAAGGGCGCGGCTCTGCAAGTCGGAAATGCTCCCGGCTATATCCTGCGTCTTGTTGGCAATCGTCACCGTGACATTTCCCGGGTCGCCCTCTGCATCCGATTTCTCCACGCGAACGATACGGGTACGGAGGTTAATCCCGTCTGCCTCGTCCACAACGCGGACGATTTCGCCCGGGCGGAACTTGGAAAACTTATCGCCGGTCAGACGGTGGAGGTCGATAGCTCCGATTTCATAGCTCACATACGGCTCTTTTAGCCCGGCGAGTATCTGCTCGGCGTATGCCTTGAGGTTTTCCGCCACTTGATACCGCGCGTCTACGAGGATAGTCGAGCACAAGCCGTATCGTTCAATGCTCAAAGTGTCCTCGACGTAGGGAACGCCGCCGTTGACCGACTCTATCGTGAGTTGGTTTACGCCCTCGCCATAGCCCAGCGCATAGACGCGGTTTGCGATACTCGTCGCGTCCGTCGTCTTTTTGATGTTCGTCATGTTCTTAGCGTATCGGATTTCGCTCTTGAGCGTCTCGGTCGGCACGGTGAGGGAGAGCGTCCACGGGTAGACGGTCGTATCCCACGACCAAAGGTATTCACCGTCGAAGCATTCCGGCACGGCGAAAAGCGCCGCGAGGAGCGTCGAATTTTCCCAATTATATTCAAAATAGCGTTTGAAATCGCAGTCGCCGAGCTTCCAGTTTTGCCGGGTCTGCCGGGCGAGAATGTAATTGAGAACGTCGGCGGTCTTTACGCCGGAGCCGCCGCATTGATGATACTGAAAGAGAACGTCTGAGAGGAGCGTAGCGAGGACGTGCTCGCAGTTGTAATAGCGGGTCGCGCCGTTGCTCCGCTCCAAATCCTCCCCAATGATGCGGAAAAGGTCGATACGCTCGTCGCCGTCGAAAATCTCGACATAGTTCAGCGGCGCACAATAGGCGTTTTTCGGGTCGTCCGCCGGGAGCGTAAAGGTTGCCGTCCATAGGGAGTTAGTCTCGAGGCCGTAGCCGACGGCGAGAGCGTTGTCGAGGTAGGCGAGCCGCTTCATATCGCGGTCGAAAATCTGCGGCTTTGCCATTATAACCACCTATCTTTCCACAAGATTTTAACGTCGGCGGTCGTGCCGCCCTCGACGATAATATCGTTCTCGCCCGGTTGGAGCTTGAAAAATGCGCTATCGTCGCTCACGCGGTCGATGATGTTCGCGCCGTTGAGCGTTACGGTCATGTGCTCCGTGTCGATAACGAGCTCGTCCCCGGCGACCATATTCACGCCCTCAATTACCATAGTGACGGAGCCGTAGGTAGAAACGCCCGTACCGCTCGCCGTCGCTACGGCCTCCGCAAGCGCGGAGAAAAAGAGCACTCGGATATAGTCGCCGACGCTCCCGGCCTCCGCCTCCGCGAGCGCGGAGGGGAGGAGGACGCGGACGAACACGCCGGACGCGGTAGCGACCGCCTCCGCCGAGCCGTCGAGGTATCGAATGATTTTCAGCGTCGCCGAGGTATCCGTCTCCGCGTTCGCCTTGGCGAGCCACTCGAACACAATAGACGTTGTTCGGTTGTACGCCGTCTTATTGTACGGAGTGCGGTTATACATTTGCTCGCCTCCTCGTTATGCCAAAGTGCAAATGATAGCTCCCGCCGATACCGTGATAGCGTCGCCGTTGAGTACGTTCTTGCTCCGGGTAAAGGAGCCGTACCAAAGCAAATTACCCGCCGTCAGCGCGTCATAGATGCCCCAATAGGCCACCGTGCCGAGGTCTGCCGTCAGAGTGCCGAAATCGACGGCGGCGGAGTTGGATACCTGTTCTTTGCCGGACACGAGGGACGGCGCGCTAAAGTTGATAATCTTTCTCGCGTATCCGCCGCCGGATACCTCCGTACCCGTTCCGCTCGCCGTCGGGTCGGTGAGGAAAAGAGCGAGGTAGTACGTCCCGCTCCGCAAGGATGCGTTCAAGAGGGTAGATGCGTGTACGTTGGATAATGCGCTCATAGTAAAAACCTCCTAATTTTTAATTGACCTTGAGCCGTGTAATCGTCAGCGTTTGGATATTGCCGCGCGCCGTGATGTAGATTAAGCCGTCCGTTTCCTGCGTCCCGTGGACGTTGACGGCCTCCGTGTGAGGCAGAGAGACGGATTTCACGTCCTGCTGATTGTAGAGCAAGGACTCCGCGAACGGTTTACAGAGAAAGCGTACCTCGCACGTTCCCGTAACGGCGATTTGCTCGATAGAGATACCGCCGACGACCTTTGCGGAGTACGCCTTTTCCGGCTCGTCGTCAAAGACGAGCAAGCCCTCGCCGGAGAGCCATTCCGCCACGGCGCGCGCTCGCGTCCTCACGCCCGCGTAGTGGTAGCCCTCGCCGACGAAAGCGACGGTACATACGATTTCGCGGTTTTCGTAACCGTCCTCAATGTCGTATGTGCCGCTCTTGCCTGGTATCGTGTATTGCGTTACCCGTTTCGCGGGGAGGAGCGTTCGGTCGGTGGACTTGAATACGACTCCCATATCCCCGCTATGCTTGTTGTTGAAAATAAAACCCATGCTCACGCCATAGATACCCCCTTGCTCCGCGTTTTCGATTTCTGCATATTGTAGAGCTCGCGGGAGATTTTCTTAACGTCCGCCTCCTCACGGACGACGAGCTCCGCGATATGAAAGTGATTTACGACGTTTGTATCTCCGCCGCCGGATGCCGCCGCACCGCCGCCGCGCCCGGTCAAGTCCGCCGGGACGGATGCGGAGACGGCCTCGACGGTCGCCTTTGCAGAAAAGCCCGTTTCGATTTCTCCGATTTGACTTGCGAGGCGGGCGTTTACTGCCGCGAGCCCGGAGTCTACCTCGTCGAGCATCTGCTCGCTCATGCCGCCGATAGCGTTTACCGCCTTTTTGCCGTCCTTGTCCACGGCTCCGGCGAGTCCCTCGACGAGCATTTCGCCCACCCATGCCATTTGCGTACTCGGGGAGTGGATGCCGAAAAAGTCCGTAATGCCGTCCCAAATGGAGGAAATCCACCCGGACACTTTATCCCAAAGCCACCCGGCGAGCGACTGGATGCCGTTCCACAAGCCCCGGACGAGGTTTGCGCCGACTTCTGCGACCTGCGACACGCCCTCGCCGAGCGCGTTCACGATGCCGGTAATAATCTGCGGCATAGCGCGGACGATTTCGGCGATAATCTGCGGGAGGTCGGTAATGAGGGCAGTCAAGAGCTTTACGCCCGTCTCGATGATTTTCGGGATATTGTTCACGAGGGCGTTAATTACCGCCGTGATGATTTGCGGGAGCGCCTGTACTATCGTCAAAATGATTTGCGGGAGGTTGGTAATAAGCGCCGTCAATAGCTTTACGCCCGCCTCTACGATTTCCGGTAAATGGTCGAGGAGCGTCGTAATCGTGCTCTCGATGATTTGCGGCAAAACCTCGCATATCGTCGTAATGATTTCCGGGAGGTTTTCCACAAGGGCGGTCAAAAGCTCGACTCCCGTCTCGATGATTTGAGGGATAGCGTCGAGGAGCGTCGTCACGAGGCTTTCGATAAGCTCCGGCAAAGCCTCGAGGAGCACGGGGATAGCCTCGAGAACGCCCTCCGCGAGCCCCTGTACGAGTTGGAGCGCCGCGTCGATAAGCAAGGGGATATTCTCGATAAGCGTCGAGACGATTGTCGTCACCGTCTCCACCGCCGCCGGAATGAGCGTCGGGAGCGCCGCCGCGATACCCTGTACGAGTGTCGTTATGAACTGTGCCGCCGCCTCAACGACGAGCGGCAAAGCCTCGATAATGCCTTGCACGAGCGTTGTCACGAGCGAGGCCGCCGTGCTCATAAGCTCCGGGAGCACCGACGTAAAACCGCTCAAAAGAGCCTCGAAAAGACTTACGCCCATTTCGAGGAGCTCCGGCAAGAGAGGAGCGATAGCGTCGAGGATGCCCTCTAATGCGTTCGGGACGGTCTTTGCGAGGTTTCTAATGACCGGCGTAACATTCTTGACGACGGAGCTAAAGGAGTTCACGACGTTATCGCATAGCTTGTCTATGTCTGCGTCCGCGTCGCCGAGGCCGGTAATCAGATTTTGAAACGAGGATTTCAGCATACCGATAGAGCCGGAGATAGTCGCCTCCGCCTCTTTCGCCGTCGTCCCCGTAATGTCCATTTCCGTCTGGATAACGTGAATAGCGTCGATAATGTCCGAGTAGCTCGAAATATCGTACTTTACGCCGGAGAGCTTCTCCGCGTCCTCGAGGAGCCTTTGCATTTCCTCTTTCGTGCCACCATACCCGAGCTTGAGGTTATCGAGCATTGTATAGTTCTGCTTTGCAAAGCCGGAGTATGCGTTCTGAATGGAGGCCATGTCCGAGCCCATTTTGTTGGCGTTGTCGGACATATCCGTAATTGCCATGTTCGCATACTCGGCGGCTTTCTCCGTGTCTCCGCCGAGGGAGGAAATAAGGCTCGCAGAAAAGCCCGTCACGGTTTCCATGTACTCGTTAGCGGAAAGCCCGGCGGTCTTGTATGCGTCGGTCGCGTACTCCATGACTTTCCCGGAGCTATCCTTAAAGAGCGTCTCAACACCGCCGACTAACTGCTCATAATCGGCGTATGCGCTGATAACCTCCGTCCCGAGCTTGACCGCCGCCGCCGCGAGTGCCGCCGTTGCCGCCGCCGCCGCAGTTCCGAGCGCGGTCGCGGCGGTCTTTACCTTGTCGAACTTCTTTCCGGCCTCCTCGGAGTCCTCTCCGGCCTTTTTGACCTCTTTCCCGTATTCGTCGATAGACTCGGCGCACCCGTCGGAGGATTTCGCGGCCTCGTCCATATAGGAGGCGTTTTTATCGAGTTCCGAGCCGAGCTTGTTTAACTCCGTCTCGGCGCTATTTACCTGTGTTTGATAGGAATTGACGGAGCGAGTCGTAGACTCGTACCCTTTTTCAGCCGCCGCGAGCTCGCTCTTTGCCTTTTCGAGCTCCGCCGTGAGCTTGGCTTGCTCCTCGGTCGTATCGCCCGTCTCGTCGCCGAGAGCGGCGAGAGCGGCCTCACAACGCGAAATCTCGGATTGCGCGGAGGAGACTTTTTCGGCGTAGTCCGATTGAGCTTTTTTCGCTTTCTCGAGCTGTTCCGCCGCCGCCTTAACCTTTTCTTTCTGCTGGTCGTACATACGGGAGAGTACGTCGCCCTTGGCGCTCAACGCCGCGTAGCTGTTCGCCTGTCCCGCGTATTGACTCTCGACGAGCTTCAATTCCGATTTGAGCGTCCCGAGGGCGGAGTTAATATTCTTGAGCGACTCTTTGTATTCTTTTTCCCCGTCGATAGCGACTTTCGTTTTTATCTCACGGTTTGCCATTACACGCCCTCCTCGCCCCCGTTTTTACCGTGTGCGGATAGATAGAGCTCCCAAAGGTCGAAAACCTCTCCGGGAGCCATAAAAAGAGCCTCCCCGGGGGAGACTCCGCAAAGAACGGCGATACGGTAATAGTCCGCCCGCCTTATCTTGTTTTTTTTTGATTAAGTTCCGCGAGCCCCTCGTCGATTTCGTCGCCGGGTGTCGTGACCTCTCGACCATAGCCGAGCTCGATAGCCGTCATAATCGCGCGCTTGAGCTCCACGATTTCAAACGGCCTCACCGCGAGGAGAAAATCGTCCTTTTCCGGGATAGCGCCGGAGTCATACCCGAGCCGCCGCCGGAGGAGTTCGCCGCGCTCTGCCAGTAGCGCCGCGATAGCGCACGTCGCCGCGAAGCCCTCGCGGGTATCCGGCTCTATCGCCTCGAGTGCGAGTTGTGTCCCGCCGTAAATGTCTCGGAGCGCGAACATAGCCTCGCCGTCGAAAACGAGGTAATACGTCACGCCCGCGACCGTCATTTTTGCCGCTTTCATGCCTTTACCCTCCAATTACCAAAGCGGGAGGCGAGCCGTTCTCGCTCGCCTCCCGTCGTGTGTAGATATTAGCCCGTGCTCTTGCCGAGCTTGGTATCGCACCACGCGATACACTCGCTCTCCGAGGTAAACTCTTTCGTGATGCGCCATGCGCCGGAATTGCAACGGAACACGGTAAAGGTCGTCGCGCTCGTGCCGAACGTGATAGAGGAGCCTTTCGTCGCCGCGCTGTCGTTGCCGAGAATAGCCTTGACGAGCGGATGAAACACGCCCTTGAAATAGCGTACCCCGTTGCGGATAATGACCTTGTAATAGCAGAGGCCACCGCGAGGGGCTACGTCTCCGTCGGAGTCCGTGACCTCGCTCGACTGCGTATCCTTGGTCGCGCCGTGAATAGCGGCGTGTACCTCGTCCGTCTTGTCGTCCGTTTCCAGCGCGAGAGAGCCGGAGGCGAACATATCGACCTTTTCGGCGAGCGCGTCGTCGGCGTAGAGCTCGCCGGAGGCGTTCGTAACGGTGAGGTCGGCCTTAACGAGCTTACCCACGGTTACGACGTGCTCGTAGTCGTAGGTCGGGAGCGCATTGTCCGGCGTGGTTTTCGTCGGGGCGAAGATAGGTCGCTTTGCGCCAAACTGTGCCATAATAAAACCTCCTAAAAGTTTTTCGATTTGAGAAAGCCGTCGTACACCCGAGCCGCCGCGTCGGTTGCCGGGTCTGCCGCTTTCTCGTTTGCCGTCTGGATGAATGGGCGGGCGGGCTGTCCCTGTTTACCGAACTCGTCCACAAAAGCGACCTCGGCGGCGCGGCGCTTGTTGCCGTGTCGCCGAGTGCCTTTCGGGTAAACGTAGATAGCTCGTCCGTCCGATGTTTTCTTGAGCTTCTTGTCGTAGGAAATGCTTTGCGCCGTCTCGCCGGTGCTGTACTTGCCCGAGAGCATAGCGCGCGCCTCGGCCTCCTGCGCCGGGGCGATAACTTCCGCCTCCGCGACGAGCATTTCGAGCACTACCTCGTCGGGGATTTCTGCGATAGCGTCAAAACCGCCGATAAGCTCCTCGAGCCCGCTCGTGGATAGATTAGCCATCGTCAACGCCTCCCGCGATTTCGCACTCAAAGGCGTAATGCTGTCCGTGCTCGTCAGAGGCCGGAGTCACCGTCGGGCGCGTGAAGCCCGCCGCCACGAGCCGCCGGGAGATTTCCCGCCGGTATGCGCGGGTATTTTTCTCGAGCGGCGCGTATAGGTGGACTTGCACGAGATAGCGGTAATGCTCCGCGTCGTCGTCGGCGAAGTCTGCCGGGAGCTCGGTATAGTTGAAAACGATATACTCGGTCGCCGCGCCTTTATACACGCCGTCGGCGGTCGGGAGGAGGCTATCGAGCGTATCCACCAAAAGGGCGTTCACGTTCATTCGCTCGCCTCCCTAAACTCGGAGCAATTAAGCTCGTAGTATTCCCGCGCCTCCGTGTATGCGCGCTCGACCTTGTACTCTTTGCCCTCAAAGGAGAGCCGCTCTTGACCGTTGTAGTCGGCGGCGCGGACTTTCACCGTCAGCGCGAGCGAGATACCCGCTTGCCGGGCGGCGTAGAACTCGCTCCGCTTGGTGCTGGACACGTCAGCGAAAACGGTCGTCTCTGTGATTTTCTCTTTCGGATACCCGTCCGCGTCTCGCCCCTCCGTAACGGCCTTGAGCGTCACAACGTCGCGCCAGTACATGAGCTATCCCTCCTCCGCCGCGATATAGGAGTCCGAGAGCGTGAGGCCGTTCCGCTGTTCCTTGTACGAGGCGCGGAGCCTGTCCGCGTCCTCGTTATCGAGCCCGAACTCGGCCTTGACGTAGGTCGTCACCGCCTTTTTGATAAGCGGGTCGCTCTCGTCGTTCGCTTTCTCCTCAAGAACGCCGCCGAGCACGAGGTCGGCTCGGGCGGCGTTAATGAGGTCGGTCAATTCCCCGTCGTGGACGGTGGAGGAGAGTCTCACGCTATGGCGGACGGAGGCGAGATATTCGTCACCGACTGCCATTTCGAGCCCTCCTCATTAGGCCGTAGCCTTGGCAAGATGCACGAACGCGCCGAAGCCCGCGACCGGCTTAGAGTCGAACACGCAAGCGCCGAGGTAGTCGATGCTGTTCGTAGCGAGGCCGGAGTGCTCGGAGCGGACGACGGTAATATCCTGCGAATAGTTGCCGATGATATAGGAGAAGTCGCCGAGATACGCCTCATGTGCGGCGAGAGAGCCGGTAAAGTAGACCTCTGCGCCCATGATGTAATACTTGCCGTTTGCGAACTCGATAACATTGTTCTTGCTCTTGTTCATCAGCGGGAAGAAGTCAGAGAAGAACGTCGCCTTGTTCATGCACCAAACGGCGTTACGCTCGTAGCCGTCGCCCAGCAGACCGTAAAGCGCGATAACATTCGCCTCGGTGAGAGAGGCCGTCTTTGCTACGGTAATCTGGTCGGTGTCGTCGGTGTACGCGCCGCTCGCGCCCTTACCGGCGGTCTTAACGCCGCCGGGCTGGTTGGAGCCCGTGCCGGTGAAAATGTACTTTTCAATGCGGCGGGCGACGCTCTCGGCGATAACCTCGACGATATAGCTCTCGAACGCGGAAAGCGCCATTTCGGAGCAAGCGCGGGAGGCTTTGACGAGCTTCACGATTTCGTAGCCGGTCAGAGAGACGGAGCCGAGGGAGTCGCTCGCGGCGGTAATGGCGGCGTTCTCGGTGTGGAGAGCGGCCTCGTCGTTCGTACCCTCGATTGCGAACTTGAAATTGCCGGGGACGTGGAAAATCTTGCATCTCTGCAAAATCGGCGCGACCTCGTACATTTTCTTGATAATCTGGTTAGCGGTCGTCTCCGGGATAATGGGGAGGCCGGAGCCGGACGCGGTAGAATAAGCGCGCTTTTCGTCGTCGGTCAGCGGCTTACCCTGCAAGGTCTTGAGCCATGCAGAACGATAGAGCACGTCGGAGTTCTCCGGCGCGGGCTGGTTGGCGGAACGGGCGACGGGATTAGCGAGGCCAGCGGGAGAGGCCGGAGCCGCGCCGCCGTTGAGCATACGCTCGATAGCCTGTCTCTTTTCGAGCTTCTCGTCCTCCTCGTTGAGCTCGCGGAGCTCTTTCTCGAGGTCGTCCATGTTGAGCTTGTTCTCGGTATCGCCCTCAATGAGCTTACGGATTTCAGCTTTGCGGGCGGCGATTTCTGCGCGTCTCTTTTCGATGTTCATAATTTACCTCCAAAAAATGATAGTCGTTGTGTGGGTGGTTAGTATGTCAAAGCTACGAGTTTCTTCCGTCTCCGGGCTTGCTCCAAAGCCGCAAGCTCTTTCGAGTGCTCCTCCTCGAAAAAGCTCCGAGCCGAAATAGACGTGTCATTATAGGCGGGAATGTCCCCCGCCGACACGTCGTATAGCTTCTTGACCTTTGTGATAGTGCGGGTATGGGTAACGGAGTCGTATTTCGCCTCGCGCACCGTGAAAGAAAAGGACATTTTATCGACGTACCCGCCGTCGATTTCCTCGTAAAGCTCGCGCCCGGCGGTCGTGCCGCCGAGGTCTGCCTCGATGTTTACGCCGCGCTCGTCGATATTGAGGGCGAGCGTTTTGTTACGGAGACGGGCGACGACCTTTCCGCCGTGGTTGTAGTTGAAAATCACGTCGGACATATCGCACTCGTCGAAAGCGTGACGGTCGATAATTTCCTTGTACTCCACGCCGTCGCACTCCCATAGCACCGTGGGCGTATTGAATACGATAGCCGTACCGCGTACCCTGTACTCCGGCGAGTTCTCCTCCCGGGGGACGAGGCTAAAGTCCTGCAAAGCGCGATATTCGCGCCCCTGTTTGATAGCCATAGCGTTAAACCTCCTCTTTGCCCGTCGGCTCCCCGGGCGGCGTAGTGTCGTCCGGCGGGGTATTGCCTCCGCCGCCGTCCGTGCCGGTTTGATATTTGTCCGCGAGTTTCGCATTTACCATGTTGAGGGTCTGCACCCGGCGCGCGCCCTCCTCGCCGCCGATAGTCGGCATATCGAACATAGTCAAGATTTGGTCGAGCGTCGCCGCGCCGATTTCCGTCAAGAACTTTGCCGCCGTGACCTTTTCCGGGAGCGTCGCAAACTGGACGGAGTTCGCGGAAAAGACGATACGGTTTCCGTACCCGAACTCTCGCTCGGTAAAGAGCACGTTCGAGAACGCTTGCGAGAGGCGGCGAAAAAACGGGGCGATTTCGCCGCTATAAAAAGCCTGTTCCTGTTGCGGAGTCGCGGTATTCTCGACGATTTCTTTCGACACGCCGAGATAGTCGTAAATCTCCTCTTTGACGTATGCGAGCTGTGTCGCCGGGATAGGAGTCGTCTTGTCCGTGATAGGCGTATAGTCGTATTTCGCGTCCGTGACGATAACGCCCGCTCCGTTGTTCTCCATGCGGAGATTGTCCCGGATAAAGTCGTCTCGGCGGCGGTTTAAGTCCTCCGTTTTGACGGCGTTCGAGACTTTCAGAATACCCCGGATAACTGCGACGAGCTCGGCGAACTTGCTCATGCTCTGATTGAGCGTGTTCGCAGTCTTGAGCGCGGTATCGAGAGGCTTGTTGCCGTCGCCGAAAATATCGTGCTCGAGGAAATGCCGCCGGACGTGGATAACTCGGGAATATTCGCAAATGTACGTTGCGCCGGTCGCAAAGGTGAAGCGGCAATAGAGCGTACCCATGTACTCGAGGAGCTCGAAATACTGCGCGTTGATAGGATAGATAGCCGTTAAACGGCCTGTTTCATCGAAAACCGGGTACGCTATCGCGTTGTTGTAAACCTTGTATTGCGCGGCGAGCTTGTAATAAAAGTCCGCCGCCGTCATGTACGGATTAGGCCGGAACTGCAAAATGCGGTCGATATAGTCGTTTACCGCGACCGTCGTCTCCGCCGACTGCCGGACGTGGCGCGGCTGTGCGGTCGAGGCTCGGCGGGCGAAAGCGTCCACGGCGGAACGTACCGTGTTAATATCCCACATATTGCCGGAATACGGTACGAAAGTAGACTCCCACGAGCTCAAGAGCTTGTATGCGTGGAAATCCTTGTTTTTCTCGCTCTTGCCCCCGAAAATAGATTGAAAGAGCCCTCTCTTTGCCATTTTTTCACCCCACTAAATACATATAGTCCTCATAATCCCGCACATAGATAACCCACGCATTGAGGAGAGATACCATGCCGTCGATACGGCGCTTTTCGGAAATCTTGACGGGCTGAATGTTGTTGACTCCGCTTTTCTTAACGCCTGTATTCGTGAGGCACCAAAGCAAAACGGGATTTTTGTTGTAATTGACTTTCTTATCGGCGAGAGCCGCTCCGAGCTCCCTCATAGGTTGCGACCATGTAAAAGCCCCCTGTGCGACGGCGCACATATCGAAGCCGTTCGCTTTCATTTCGTCTACCCAATAACCGGCGAGAGCACGGTCGTACCCGATTTTGAAAGCGTCTATCTTGAGCTCGTCCCGCATTTGGCAGTACCACGCCGTCACCGCCGAATAATCGACGCGAGTACCCTCGCATATCGTGACGAGCCCCCGCTCCGCCCAAATCTTATAGGGCGCTTCTTGCGTGTTGTGCTCGTCGAGCTGGTCGATTTTCTTTTGAGGGAGGAAATAATGCTGAAAAACGTACACGATTTCATCGTCGGACGAGCGCCGGATAATCAGCGTCGCGCACGTTAGGTCGGTCGTCGCGGAGAGGTCGCACCCGCCGATAGCGTAGGTGTTATAGACCTCCTCGGGCTTGAATGTAGCCTCGTTTACTGCGTCCTCATAGGAGAGCCACGAGGCCGCGCCGGTCGCCTTGACGTTGAAATCTTTGCAGAGAACGCCGGGCAAGTCCTCGGGATTTTTCTTTGCTCGCTCTACGAAGTCGGCGAGCGTGGTATATTGCTTTATCGTCCCGAGGCCGGGATTTGCCTTTATCCACGCCGTCGGGTCTGTCCACTCCTCGCGCTTGTCCAGCTCGTAGAGGACGGGGAGGAAACGCTCGTCGGGGGTCTGCCCGTCGGCGACCTCGCAAGCGTAGCCGTAAAGGTTATCGAAAACGGACTCGCGCACCGTGCCGGACGTGGTAATCATAATCACGAGCGGCTGTCTGCGGCTCGAGGTCGATTGCTTCATAACCTCGTAGAGATTGCGGTCGCGTATCGCGTGGAGCTCGTCGATAATGACGGCGTGAGAATTGAGGCCGTCGAGGGTGTTCGAGTCCGAAGCCAGCGCCTCAAACTTGGAGGCCGTCGCCGGAAAGTAAATGTCGTTGCGCCGTTTCTTGAGAATGGCGGAGAGCTCGGGGCTCTGCTTCACCATGTTCACGGCCTCGGTGAGCGTCTTTTTCGCTTGGTCTTTCTTGGTTGCTACGGAGTATATCTCCGCCGCGCCCTCGTAGTCGGCGACGAGCATATAGAGCGCGAGCGCCGCGAGGAGCGTACTCTTGCCGTTCTTTCGGCCAACAAGAAAGAGTGTCTCTCGAAAGCGCCGGTATCCCGTCGCCCTCTCGAGCCACCCGAAAAGGAGTTGTATATATGCTTTTTGGAAAAGCTCGAGCGTCAGAGACTCGCCGAGCGTTCCTTGAGACTGCTTGCAAAACCTCTCGACGAAGATAATCGGCCTTTCGCCTACGGCCTCGTCGAAGTAATACGGCGAGCTCTCGTCCGCCGCGTCCATTTCTGCCACGAGGCGACCGTAAACGGCCTTTACCCGTCGGCTCGTGACGATTTCGCCGGAGGAAATCCGCTCCCAATATTCCCGGACGTAGTTCACTACTTGCCCGACCGGGCGGCGGGCTTTGTGATAAAGCTCATAAGCTCGTCACCCGCCGATTTCTTTTCTTTCTCCGGGAGCAACGCGACGAGTTGGTTTGTGAGAGCGGAAAAGGATTTTATCGTCGTGTTGTAGGCACGGAGAGCCGGGGACTCCCGGCGGAGCTTTTGCGCCCCCTGTACGAAATCCTCTATCAAGTCGCCGTTGTTGATTTCGTCGGCGAGGCGTTCCAACGTGACGGAGGTCACGGCGAATTGATTGATAAGCCCCTCGGCAAACTGCCGCTTTTCGGGAGGCATTTCTCGGAAAAGCCGTTTAATTTTCTTCTTTTTCGCCTCGATTTTTTCAGAAATCGAAAGTTCGTCGTAGCTTTTTTTATTTGCCGCCATATAATGTATGCCACCTCCTGAATTTTGCGTTACCCCCCC